CCAAGGAGGTGCCCCCGGGGGCCCCCAGCCGGCTAAATGCCCCCCCAACCCGGAGGGGGAAGGGGCTTATCTATTTGATGCGTGACCGTGAGCGTCCCTCAAATACTGACCTCGTACCAGACACCAGTATCCAGATCAGCCTCGATACATGGGTGCAATCAGATAACAAGAATCTGACCGTGGGATACGAAGCCCTCGCCCGACTTGAGAACGCTGTCATGGAGGCGCTGCGAGAGTACGAGGAGACAGTGACATGGGTGACGGACGGCGTGCAGCTCATGCAGCTGAAAATCACAGAGACGGCGGGCGATGGGGACAGCGTACGTCCCCTCGTTGGCAGCCGCACATCACTTGAGATCATCGTCTATGAGGAAACATAAGGAGGAACGATATGGCACAACAGGCACGCGGATATAAGTCCGCGATGGTGATTGACTTTGAATCCTCGTTTGGAGTCGCACCAGGAACGAAAAAGGGCGTAGCCCTGCCGATGAACAGCAACGATCTCTCGAAGGCGCAGACGCTCATCGAGTCGGACACGATCACGAATACGCGTAACGATACGCAGCCGGCACTCGGACGCGTCAGCGTGGACGGGGACATCGAGATGCCGGCGGACTATGTGTCCTCGGGCTACATGCTCAAGGCGCTTTTCGGCAGCCCCAAGACCACGGGTACGACGGCGAACAAGACGCACGTCTTCACGGTCAAGGATAATCAGCCGTCCATCATCGTGGAGAAGGCGTTCCCTGACCTAGGCAAATACATCCGATACAAGGGAGTCAAGATCAACACCTTCTCCGTTGACTACGGGCAGGACAGTGAAATGACGTTCAAGTATGGCGTCATGGGCGCGTCGCGTGAGCAGGATTCTGCGGCGTATGACAGTGCGGCAAAGGCGGCAAAGCTCCTGCGCATTGCACAGAACCACGCATACATCAAGATCGACGGCACGGAGAGCCGCATCGTCAAGGAAGGCTCGCTTGAGGTGAGCGCGAATCTCGACGGCGATCAGTATGTTGTTGGAGGAGGTGGAGTGCGCGGGGATATTCCCGAAGGTCTTATGAAGGCCTCGGGCAGTCTCAAGGCACTTTTTACATCTACTGAGTGGATGGACAAGGCAGATACAGGTGCTGCCGTCGCTATGGAGATCGGATTCAAACTCGACGAGAATACATCGCTCGTTTTTGCGATGCCGACCGTACAGTTCGAGCCGTTCGATGCCCAGATCAGCGGCCCCTCTGGTGTGGTTGTGGATGTAAAGTGGCGTGCATTCTCGGCAGACGGTGCGAGCATCGTCACGACGACGCTCAAGAACCAGCAGGAAGCATACTAAGCAGGAGGTAAAGACATATGGCAGACGAAAAGAAGCACATTATCCCAATCCGTTCCCTCACCGTGAAAGAAATGCGGGAGCTGCGCAAGGCGGGGTATGACCCCGCTTTTGCGGATAGGGACGACAGCGCCGCCGCCACGACGGGCATGGTGGACTGGATCCTCGATAACGTCTACGGAGATCAGATCACGGATGATATGCCCTACAGCGAGGCATTCCGAATCGCGACGGATACTTACGCCATGACCTATGGTAGGGAGGCTGAGGTAAAAAACTAGAGGCCGTCTATCGGTGGGAGATGTCGGAAAGCCCCGAATACTGCGCAACGTGTCGTGAGGCATACGCGCAGGAGGGGAAGCATCCGCCTTGCAGTGGATGTGAATTCGAACGTCCGGCACTGATGGACGAGAATCAAGAGGCGTGGGCGCTGTGGCGGCACATACAGACGCAGGTGCGCACGTCATTTGCGGGTGTTGTTGGCGTCGATTATGTCGCCGCGCGGCAGGTGGCAGAGGTCTTAGGGATTGACTTAGACCTTGCCATGCTGCATAAGGTACAGACGCTTGAGAGTGTAATGCTGCAGGAGGTGAGCAAGAGAAATGGCAAATAAAGAGATTTCCGTCGCGATACGTGCGCGGGATTATGCAACGGCCGCATTTGAGCGCGTGCGTCAGACAGTCGCATCGATCAAAGATCAGACGATCAATGTACGGGCGAATACAGGTACAGCACAGGCGGCCGTGCAGAGCGTCAGGGATAAGCTGGCGGGCATCCGTGATAAGATCGTTCGTGTCAAGGTTGATACGGGCGGTGCAGAGGCGAATATCGCTGGCGCAAATAACGCCCTAGCAGAATTTGCCACAAAGGCGGGACTTGCTGCGATTGCAGTAACCGCTCTGCAATCGGCACTCTCTGCGGGCAAGTCCGCATTTATTGACTACAATGCACAGCTTGAGCAGACGCGCGTTGCATTCACGTCGATGCTTGGCTCTGCGCAGCTGGCGGACACTATGATTGCCGACCTGCAGAAATTTGCAGCGGAGACGCCATTTGAGATGCCCGGCGTACGGAGTTCTGCGCAACAGCTCCTTGCGTTTGGCTATGATGCCCAAGAGATTATTCCGACACTCACGGCGCTCGGCAACGCCGCCTCTGGACTCGGGCGCGGGCAGGATGGATTTAATCATCTGGCATTTGTGTTCGGGCAGATTCGGACAACGGGGCAGCTCATGGGGCAGGATGTTATGCAGCTCGCGCAGCTCGGTGTGCCTGTCAAAGACATCCTTGCGAAGAATCTAGGTCTCACGAAAGAAGAACTTGCGCGTATCGGCGAACTTGGCATTGATGCCAATGTTGCAATCAAAGCTCTCATCGACGGCATGAACGAGCGTTTTCCAGAGATGATGAAAAAGCAGTCGGAGACGTTCGATGGCGTGCTGTCGAACATCAAGGACAACATCGGGCAGGCGTTTGGACTTTCCGGGCTGCCTCTCTTTGAGGATGCGAAGAACATGCTCCTTGAGATCAAGAACATCACGGACACGATGCTCGCGAATGCACAGGGCGGGAAAAGTCTTTTCGCGGGCATTCTGCCGGATGATCTGATCGAGAAGGTATCTGCCTTTGGAGAGACGATCAAGAAGATATTTAAGGATGCTGCACCTGTTGCGGATACATTCCTTTGGGCGATGGGAAAGCTCGTAGATGTTTTCCTGGACGTCGGGAATATTGCACTCACGGCGCTACGCCCAATCATCCCCGTTGTCACTACAATCCAGCGCGTTGTCTATGGGGCAATCGGCGTGATTGCAAGCATACTCGACACCGTCCTTGAGGTCGTCCTGATGGTACAGACTCATGTCGCGGACTCGTGGGATTATATCTATGGCATTACCGCTGATCTCTGGAACTCTGCAAAGGAGATTGTCGGGGACTTTTGCACGGCGGCGATTGAGTTCATCGCGGGGATCGTGGCAGAGATCGACGCCGTGGTCTCGCCTATCGTCGATACGTTCAGGGATACCTTTCAGAAAGTAGCTGACTGGGTTTATGAGAAGATGGCGGATGCGGCCGGATATGTGCAGGAATTTATTGCGTGGGTTGAAAGGGGGATTGAGTCTGTTAAGGAGCTTGCCCTTGTGCAGGCAGCGACAGACATCGGCAGCGGGATATCCGATTGGGTAAGCGGGACCGTCGAAGAGACTCGACAGCGCGGCCGTGTGTGGCGTGCAGTACATTTTGGTGAAAGGTCATCAGCAATCGGCGGCGGTCCCGATGGTGATGTTATCGTTCCGCAGCGTACTAAGGTGGCGGTGCAAAAAGACACCGGGGCATCAATATGGGACGGCGGCAAAAAGTCAAAAGCCCATAAATCTACGGATAAAGCAGCACGCGAGGCAGCGCGTCTCGCCGAAAAGATCAAGAGCGTTACGGAGAAGGTGCAGCAGAGCATCGCATCTCTTGCGCATGACATTGTGAATGAGGTCGGCACGACCTACGAGAAGGGCATGGATGCGCTCCACCAGAAGATGGAGCAGATGCAGAAGGAGATCAAGGAGGCGTCCGACCTCGGCATTGATACGACCGCCCTGCGTGCCAAACTCGATGAGTATGCAAATATCGTCAAGGAAAAGGTCACAAAGGCTTGGCGCGAGGCGAATGAAGACCTGCGCAGCGAGACAGCGCTCACATGGGCGCAGGTGAATAAGGACGTACGCGCGGAGGCAGAGGCAACGTACCAGATCGGCGTGACAAAGCTCAACCGTGAGAAGGAAAACCGCCTAAAAGAAGTCGCCATGACGAAGGACTCCGCTGAGGCTCGTGTCGCAGTGGAGCAGTGGGCGGCGGCAGAGATGGCACGCCTCGATCAGCAGCGAGTGGAGGCAATGCGTAAATCCCCGCGGACGACGCAAGAGGCGCTCCGGGCGACGCTTGAGGAGCAATATGAGCGGCTCCGTGATACAGGCGCACAGATGAAGGAAATGACAGATTCGCTCTTTACGTCGATGGCAGACGGATTCACAAACGGATTTATGAATGTGTTGACGGATGGATTCGATGGTCTTGCGGATTCGTTTTCGGATATGCTCAAAAACATGCTGAATGCGATCGTCAAATTCCTCATGAATCAGATGATCACGCACTGGCTTTCGATGCTCCTTCCCGGTGGCGGTGGCGGTGCACACGCCTCGCAAGTGGCAAGATATGCAGGAAAACTCGCAGGGAAACGTGCGGCGGGGGGGGGCCGCGCCCCCGGCCGGCGGCGGCGCCGCGGGGCGCGCGGGCGCGCG